TAACAATCGATTTAGAGTAGTCTAATGAACCCAGTTGTAACTATCGGTGGCACAACTTACAATGCGCTAGAAAATCAGTTAACTATTGATGATAATGCGGAACGAAGGTCAAGTGCGGTAGTCCATATATTTGATGGTAAGACTGGTGGTTCTTTTTATAATTTTGAGCCATTTCAATCTATTAGTATTACAGATACTAATGGCGATACTGCTTTTGCTGGCGTAATTATTAAACCAGTAGCACAATTAATCAGTCCAACACAAAGAATTTGGAAATTACAATGCGCAGATAATCACTTCTTTATTGATAAAAGAATTATTGCACGTGGATATACTAACTCAACTGCTGGAGATATTGTAAGAGATTTAATTAATAATGTATTTAGTGCAGAAGGAATTACTGCTGGCACAATAGATGATTTAGCATTAGTTGACCAGATGGTATTTAACTATGTAAATGGCGATAGAGCGATGAGAACATTATCAGAGTACACTAACGCAGTTTGGTATGTTGATGAAAATAAAGCATTACATTTTTATGAGCGTACTTCCAACGATGCACCATTTGTTGTAAGAGATGATGATGTATTAACTAATCCAATGCCATTTTTTGATAAAGCAAACTTTAAATATCGTAATAGTCAATATATAACTAATGTTAAAAACGTTACTGATACACAAGAAGAGTTTTTTATTGGAGATGGCACAAGACAAACATTTAACGTTGGTTATCCATTTAACGAAATACCTACAGTAGAACTTAATACTGGTTCTGGATATGTCGCACAAACAGTTGGCATACGTGGTATTGATACTGGTAAAGAGTGGTATATAGCTTTAGGTTCTACAGAATTAGTACAGGAGTTTACAGATACTGCAATAGGAAGTTCTGATTCTTTACGAATAACATATAAAGGTCAATATCAATTAGTAGCACTAGCAAGAGATGATGCAGAAGTAGATAGAATAGCTACATTAGAAGGTGGTTCTACGACTGGATATATTGATGCTGCTACTACACAATCTGGAATTAAAGGTTCAGAAGCTGCTATTGATGTAGCTGCTAGTTATTTAGATAGATTTGCACAAACAAGTACATTACTTAGTTTTACAACAACTAAAGCAACTCCATCAAGATTAAGAGCTGGACAAGTTCTGGACTTTCAATTATATAATCAAGATATTTCTGGAATATTTTTAATTGACCATATAAGAATTAGATTTAGAAATAATTTAACTTACTACGATGTAAAATGCGTAGCTTCTCCACCAGAATATACTTTTGAATCATTTATAAGAGATATAGATGACAAGATTTCTGATGCGTTTATTGAAATATCAGAAAACATAGATACTGAAGAAGTATTAGTTGTTAGAGCTGATGGCGGCACAGAAACTGCTAGTATATCTGAAGTAGATGTTGAAACAGTATTGGCATGTCCACTACCTAGTGCATCAACTTTAACAAGTGGGAGTTTATACGTATGTTAAATTGGCAAGGAACGTTAAAAATAAAAGCTTTTGACAAAGAAGGTAATATAATTGATGAAACTAATTTAAAAAATTTAATTACATCTGAAGGTAAAAATTTACTTGCAGAAGCTTTAAGGAATAGTTCAACAGACTGCGAAATTAAATATATTGCTATAGGTTCAGATAATACTGCACCTACAACTGCTGATACTACGTTAGGTAATGAAATTTTTAGAAAAGCAGTAACCAGTCAAATAGCTGGTGGTACTGGAATTACAATTACTAATCTTTATGTAGCACCAGAAGAAGCAGTTGGTACAATAGAAGAAATTGGTTTTTTTAGCGGTAGTGCTGCAACTTCAACTGCAAATTCTGGAATATTATTTGCAAGAGTTTTGTATAGTCGTACAAAAACTGCGGTAGAATCAATCCAGATAGAGAGGACTGATACTATTGGCTAACGTTGGAGAATATTATATACAGACTACATGGGTAGCTGGCGCAACACCATTAAGTGAAGATAACTTAAACAATATTGATTCTGGAATTGAAGGCGTACAATATAAAGGTGTTTTCAAAAATGGTACTAATATAGCAGAAGATAAAACGCTAGCTAGTGGAGAAAACTACATGCTAGTTGCACCAATAACAGTAGATAGCGGAATTACATTAACAGTAGAAGGAAGATTAAAGATTTTATGAGTGAATTAAGCGTAGATACACTATCTGGTTCGAGTGGTTTAACAGTTACCATAAAGACTGGACATACACTTACATTAGTAGAAGATTTAGATGCTGGTACTGCTAAGTTAACTAACTTAGGAGAACCTACTGCATCAAGTGATGCTGCAACAAAAAATTATGTTGACACACAATTATTAACATTAGATACAATAGGCGAATTAACAGATGTTACTATTGCATCAGTAGCGGACAACGAAGTTTTAGCTTATGATTCAACAAGTTCAGAGTGGATTAATCAAACTGCTAGTGAAGCTGGTTTAGCAACTTCTGGAGATTTATCTTCTCATACTTCAGATACTTCTAACCCACATAGTGTTACCGCAGCACAAGTTGGCGCAACAACAACATCAAATAAAATAACAGACTTTACCGCACCAACAAGTGATTTAGATATGAATAGTAATAAAATTACTAGCGTATCAGACCCAACACTTGCACAAGATGCTGCTACTAAAGCTTACGTTGATTCACAAGTTCAGAGTAAAGATGCTTTATCAGAATTGTCTGGTACATCCGATGATATAACAGAAGGTACAACAAACTTATTTTTAACTAACGAAAGAATTGATGATAGGTTTAATGATTTATTTCAAGCTGGTACTGCTTTAACTGGAACTTATGATGATGCTTCAAATACATATACATTAAACTTTTCTGGTACAACGACAGATGTTGCAGAAGGTTCTAATCTTTATTACACAGATGTAAGAGTACAAGCAAATAGACTAGACCAAATGGCAGCACCTACTGCTGATGTAAGTATGAATAGTAACAAAATAACAAATGTTGCAGACCCAACTTCTGCACAAGATGTAGTTACTAAAGCTTATTTAGAGAACGCAGGATTTGCTGATGTTGGTTTAATATTGGCTTTAGGATAGGAGAATAAATGGCAAACTCATTTAAAGGATATAGCATAGACTTAGGTAATACTGCTGATACAGTTGTTTACACATGTCCAGCTGCAACAACTGCTATTGTAGTTCATGCACAAGTTGCTAATGTTGATGGAACTAATGCAGCTGAATTTAATATGGACTTATATGACAGTTCAGCAACACAAGTAGCAGCTATAGTATCTACAGTATCAGTACCAGCTGATGGTTCTTTTCTGCCAATAGGTGGAAAGCTTGTATTAGAAGCAAGCGATGAGCTAAGAGCATGGTCAAGTGATGCTGATGACTTAGAAATGACTTTAGGCATACTAGAAATTAGTTAGGAGATTAATTGAGTTTCGGTTATATAGGAACTGGTTTTACACAGAAAAGTTCAGAAAATTCTGGACTATTTTCTATTCAAGAACTAGACAGTTTAAAAAATGATAATAAATTATCTACTGCTGGTATATTAGTTGACTTTTTAGTAGTTGCTGGCGGCGCAGGCGGTGGCGCTGGACATCAGTCTGGCGGCGGCGGTGGCGGCGGTGGTGTGCGTTGTACAGTTGACAATACAGGTGGCGCTAATGGACTTACTAATGTAGAAGATAAATACCTTCTAAAATATGGACAGTCTTATAACGTTACTATCGGCGGTGGCGCTGGTAGTGATAGACAAAATGGTGGTAGAAGTCAATTAGGAAAAATAGTTTCAGTTGGCGGTGGTGGTGGCGCATCTACACTTGTCGGTTCTGGCGGTTCTGGTGGCGGTAGAATACAAAGAAACTACAATCCGGGAAATGGCTATAGTTTAGATAATCACTATGTCTTTAACGACCTTAGATTAGGTTCTAGTGCTTACTACGATGATTACGAAATAGATGAAGTTATATTTAATCAAGGTTTTAATGGCGGCGGTGGTTCGCCAAATGGTGGCGGTGGCG